ATCCCTTGGGAAGTTTGTAAATGCTAAGTTTGTCATATTGACCTCCTATATATAGCAAGGTTAAAAAATGAATACCCTTTCGGCATACTCAATTCTATTTATACACGAAAACCTTTAGGTCTTCGACTATTGGTTTAAATTTATTAAACCTTTGGGCTAATGCTTCACTCTTTTTTACAGAGTGTTTATGAGCCCATTGGCGAATAGCTTTGTTCTGATAGTATATTTCATGTTTCATTTTGATATCATCTCTATACCATTCATAACTAGGATAGGTTATATCCCATCCACCAGCTTTCTTCCACCATTCCATACAGTCATCACAATCACGTACACACGCAATGATCTGACTCTCTGGAAATTCTTCCATTATCTCTTCTAGATAATATGCAAAGTGATGAGACATAATTACTTTGACCTGATCTACAGGGCCCTTGTAACTATTATTTATCTCATCAATCCATTGCTCTTTTGTACCTAATTCTTTATCTAGCCATGTTCCATTAAGCATTCCAGGGCCATAATAGTTTCCTTTATGACCACTGAATTGCCCATGTTTGTATTCTTTATCTGGTGTACAATCAGTAATATCAGCGTGGTTAGTCCATCTTATTTCTTGACCGACACCACTCCAACGTGATCCTGGAGCACCAGTGACAAAGATCCAATTCTTCACTTCACTAAGTCTTCCTTATATACACTTGCTAAACCTAAAGCTTCTGTATTAAACCATACAAGATTTTGTAAAGCTTCAGCAGTAATAAATGTCATAAGCGTATCACGATGGTTATTGCCAGCTTCTCCGATAAGCCAGTCATATTGACCAACCTTCTTTTGAATAGCTGCAGTAGCATCAGGATCTTGACTCATTTTAGTTAATGCATTTTGTAATTCAAATGCGTTTGGATTACCTTTGTTTACCCATAATGCTTTTTGCATACCATCACGAAATGACTTCACAAGTTTATAAGCATCATAAAATTTTCCAGAAGGTGCTACACCATATTTCTCTTCAAATAATATTTCGAATTGAAATCCTGGGTGGTTAGGATCATCAGCATGACTTCCGTCTGCTTGAAGTATACCATGATGAAACCACATTTCAGCGTTGTCATCTCCAGCCACGTGTTTTTTATATGCCGCTGGATTCTCTCTTGTACCAGTTAACTCTCCACGTTTAAATGCAAGTCTACGTTCTCCACCAGACATACCGCTTACCCAAGTTACATGCTCTTTAAAGCAGGCAGCATAGAATGCCATAGTCTTGTCTGGACCACATATTAACATGGTCATTGCCCAAGCTTCTGGTGTTTGACCAGATCCCGCAGCAAATTTAGGGAATTCCATATCAGCACCAATACGTTTACCAGCAATAATATTTAAATTCATAAGGCCAATTGATTCATAGTCACCATAGTTATAGTCTACATTCTCTTGTAGGAATGCAACACCATTACCACCATGAGATACCATAATGATTTTGTCATTATCTCTCAGATCGTTATGCCAAGTGTTAAAGCCAGGAATGTCTCTTGCTCCAGGCTGATGTAATATAACTATGTTCTCTCCTAAGAAAGGTACAAGTTGTTCAGCAATAATTTGTGCCCATACACTTGTTCCACCGCCAGGTTTCTGTGGTACAACAAATGTGTAGTCAGCGATTGCTGATGTTGTGAATGCCATAAGGCAAAGTGTTAGTAATTTTTTCATGCATACTCCAGTTTATTTTTCTTTAATGATAATACAAATAATAATACAATACATATTATTAATCCTAAAAATATTGGTCTAGTCATTAGAGTATCCCACGTGTATAGGGCATTCATCTGAATAGTCAACGTTTCAACCTTATAACTTAATATAAACGCCATTAACATGGCTGGTCTACTATACTTATACGCCTTTCCAAAGACACCCAGGAGAGAACATAAAAGCAAGATTGCGTAATCTTCCCATCCGCCTGTGTATTGAGCACATGCCCAAACAACAAATCCTATAAGCAATGGAAAATAATATTTATACGGTACGTAAGATATCCTACAGATATATTTATTTAAGGCAATACATATTGCAGCAACTAATACCGTACCCCACATAAATCCATATGTAAGAGCACTAAAAAATTTTGTGTCATACGCCAGATCAGGTGTACCTAATTCAAATCCTAAGTACATAAATAATGCCATGAGTACTGCAGCAAAGGAAGCACCAGGAATACCAAACAATACAGTAGGGATCATACTCGTTGCCTTCTGAGCATTATTAGATCCTTCTGGTCCAATCACTCCTCTTATATTACCGTTACCAAATTCCTCATTCGGATGTGTGGCTAATGTCGAACCGTATGCCATCCAATCAGCAACACCACCACCAATGCCAGGCAAGAATCCTATAAATGCACCTATTGCTCCACCTCTTAATGCATCCCATTTATATTTCCATGTTGCTTTAATTCCATCCCATGTTTGACCTGATGTATCATGAGGCTGTGTTGTTGCACTGCCTTGTTTTAATCCATCTAATATTTCGGGTATGGCAAATAGACCAGCAACCATTGGCATAATTTGAATACCATCGGCTAAGTAATCCCAACCAAATGTCCAACGATCAGCATTTGTAATAGGATCTACTCCTATCATTCCAAGGAATGTTCCTATAATAATGGCAATAATACTTCTTACCCAAAATCTATTACTAACAAATCCTACACAAGCAAGAGCTAACATAGTAAATGCCCATAGTTCAGGTACTCCAAAGATCATCATAAGATTCATATACCAAGGGAGTAAAGCAAACGTAAGTGTTCCCCAAAAGAGACCATTGACTGTACTTGTTGTGATCGCTGCAGTTAAAGCATATGTTGCTTTACCCTGTTTAGCTAATGGATGTCCGTCTATCATTGTAGCAGCGGATGAGTTTGCACCAGGAATTCCTAATAAAACACCTGAGTATGTGTCTCCCGTGGTGGATGCTGCGACTACTGCCATACAAAAGACAACGCCAAGATAAGGATCTGAGAAGAGATGCATGAAGCCAAATAGAATGACAAGACCTGTCGTGGCCCCAGCAGCGGGTAATAATCCAATGACGAGACCAAACATGGTCCCTAATAATAAATGTGTAATCATAATATAACTTATTTACCAGTTTTTCATTTAATACCTATATTGTATTTGGGACATAATTCCCAATCGCCTTTTTCTTTATGCGATATAATTTTAATTTGGTTTAATGGAGCAGTTTCTCCAATAGGTTTAACAGTCTCTAATAATCCCCAATCAGACATGAGCGTAACAATTGTATTACGTCTATGAATATCATTCTCTGTTAGGTTTGATGGCTTACCATCTAATAAGAATAACTCTTTAAAATGAGTTATAAAATATCTACCTTGCTTGTGCAAGATATGACATGATTGAAATAATTGAGAATCTCGTTTGGATGCTACACCCATACGAGTTAATGTTTCCCTGATTTTTAAGAAGTCATCAGGTTCAGCTAGAGTAACTTCTAACATCATATCTGGTGTCCAATTGACTAAACTATCTTTGTGTTCCGCCATGAAATATTCTTCCCTTTATAGTATTCAAATTTGCCTTACTTAAAAGCGGAAGAACATCGTGAGCCTTTTCATTACTGTATCCATAATATATTTTGATAGCATTAATGTCCTCAGATTCATTAGACTTATTCCACTTGGAAAAACGATTACGTTTTCTAATAGTATTTATAAGAAAGTCGAACTGCAGGCGGCCATCCAGATGATGAAATTTGTTCATTTCATTAGCGTATATGACAGTGTCAGGGAAGTAAGATAGACCACGGTTTACCATAAAGGCATTATAGTCTTTCTCATTTTCTAGTATATCAATCTTTGAATTTGATATTGATGTGATTAATGCAAATGGATTCAATTACGCGTTGCTCCTACGTGTTGTTTTTTCTTCCAGATCCATACTGCTAATTTTGAATAAGGGGGTGTGTTCATTGTTTCAATATGCATTTCAACAACATCAAAATAATTCTTAAACCATTTGTGTGCACATTGATCTGCCATGTCTAATGTCCACGGCACATAAGTTATGTCATTGTGGTGTGCTTCTGGTTTTCTGTCAATGTGAACTCTGACTGCACATAACCCGCCAGGTTTTAGCCATTGCATAAAGTAATCAAAGTAATATAGATTATCTTCTAGTGTACCGAAGTTACACGATCCTAATGCCATAACAACATCAGCAAATTCTCTATTGAATATGTGATGTGCTTGATGGAAGGTTGCTTGAAAATCTGCTTCAGGGTATGGCGCTGCATCAAATCCAATAATATTATCAAACATATCTTTGAATGGATTAATGCCACAACCAGCATCGATGACTAATGGATTGACATTAAGTTTA